GTGAATTGGATATGATTTGCCCAATATAGCATAAATTCAGGCCAGTTGCCAAACGTTCTTCTCATATAGCTCCATCCATTAGATAAAGCAGCACATATTGAAAATATTCTTTGAAATTCAATATTATTTTTATGAATTACAAAAGGTACAGCTTCCTGTACATAATACGTACTGCGAAATATAATGTGTGAAGTAATGTAAAGATCAGAATTAAAAGGCCTGTTTCTTGCATCCCAGTATCTACCAAGAAAGAAAATGTCGTCATCAAATTTTAAAGATTGATTTCCAACGGAGATACTCATCCCAAGTGAATTACAAATATTGCGATGAAGATTTATCATGTGAGAGTTACAATAGATAACTGTGTCATCACCACATACCTTTAAATGACTTAAATTTGGTATGGAGGATCTATCATATACTTCAGGTGACATATTTTCTAGCTGGTTCATATTCAAATAATCTGCATTATTAAAAGACAAATCATTGAAACATGAGGTATTACTTTCTGAAATGTGAGTAGCAACATTCCAAAGTAAGATATTACACCAACTATCAAATAAGTTTGTTAACAGAGAACCAGATCCTATTCCTTTTAACTTGATGTATAACTGATCATCATGTATATAAGGAGAATATTTGGAATAAGCTCGAAGTAGTTGAAAAGCTTTCTTCTCGCTAGGAGTATTAAAGTCAATTGCCTGCTGGATAACAGAAAAGAATATATCAAATAAAAAGTCAGGAAGTGTGGAATCATACTTACTGAAATCTAATGAATAGACTGATGAATTATATCCACCATATAAATAATTACGAAGAGGAAGAATAGCACGTTGTGATATAGCTTTATTTCTTAATCCTGTAATATAAATAGGATCATTTGAATTTATTGACGTTTGTTTAACACTCTCAATGATGTCATGAAAGAAGAATTGTTCCAACGCAATTATTCTTTGAGGTGAACACCAAACTTGCCTAGTCTTAATGAGTAGTTGCTTTCTGCTTTCAGAATCAACATCTTTAGGCTGAAATCTATGCATAATAACACAAGGATTTCGAAATATGCCGTACAATGTTGGATTTGTAACAAACAAATCTAACCAAGTAATAGTGTCATCAATTGCACTAGGTTTGTTCTTTTTAACAAACAAAGGAAATCCACTATTAGTAGGCTTGGCTGTAGTTTTTACGGCTTCAGCTACACCAACTGTGTGATACGCTGAAACACCTTTAGCAGGTAATATACCCATTTGGTAGGATGCTGCGATCGCTGATCTGCATAGATCAGACCACGCAGAGCGTCTACAAGTTCGAGAACTGCTCTGAAATCTATTGAGAGATTCATGATCTTCCTTCTCCACATCGCTTTTCGTCGGGATCTTAAAAACCGAAGGTAAGCTATCTGGATTTGAGGCCTTGATACGAAGATATAAACGATTAGAAACCCAAGGAAGGTGTACATTACTATTATATTTATACGATTTCTTGAGTTGCCCTCTTTCGACAAGAGCTGAACCTGTGATCCGGGGTATTGGAATTCCGACTGTTCTGTGTGGTACCGTGCCATAAACATTTTTAATTGTATTTGCTTTAGTGTAGATGATAGTTTTGTCTACTCTGTGAGATGACATTGCTATCTTCCGAGTACTTGTGACGGTTAAACGAGGTAAACTTACCATAGATAGAAGAGAT